ACGAATAGGCGGTTGTCACATAACGGGCCATGTGTGATCTGCGGCGCAATACGCCAACGGCGCGGGCCACAAGTTGGGTCATTACTGCGGGAATTGTATTTGCCATGATTTATTACCTCTTAAACTTAAGGGTTTTATGCCCCCTCAATAACCGCCTCGCCTTTTGCGATTTGGTCGGCATTTAAGCCGATAGAAACGGGGTCATTTGGTATTACTCGAACCCCCCTGGGGTTGTACTGGCTACCACCCCCCGACCCCGCCGAGGTTTGAAAATAGAATGGTTTTTCGTGCAACATAGATTTAAAGTATTCGGGCATCCCGATAGGTTCGCCCACGTTGTCTTTAGACAAGACCACCTCCCCATTTTGAATAAATGTTGGCGTTCCGTCGCGCAATTCCCAATTGCTCGACGCCAATGATACCACATCACTCATGGCCTCGGGACGTACGCCCGCGTTGGCGGCTGCGGTCTTTAATGTGTCTGTCACTTTTGTTGCCACCAATTCGCCGCGCGTTTTATCCAACTCGGTTTTGATGGCGTCTAATTGTGTTTGATAGGTTGTTTTTACATTGTCCAGGCGTTCACTCAAAAGGGTTTCCAGATCGCCCTTGTCAATCAATTCTTTGTCGCGCTTCTGGCGTTCCAACTCTGTCAACGCCAGGTATTTTTCGGGATCGATGCCGTCAAACCCTTTTAGCTTGGCGGTCAAGTCCTCGGTTTGTTGCTTTAGGTTTATGTTATTGTCTCGAAACTCTTTGATGCGGTCATTGCCATCATGTGCCAAAACGAATTTGTCGCCTTCGGCTACATAATGCTCATGCAACGCCTCGGGTACGCCGTCCAACGTTGCAACCTCTGTTTTTAGTGCCACTTTTTACCCCCTGGGTAATTGCCCCGACGCCGCCGGGGTCTGTTGTTGTTGTTGTGTTGCGTATTATCCACACTTTTCACTTTTAAAACCACCCTATTTCTCCACCAATCAAAACAGATCGGCACATGTGGAACGGGTTTAACCTGGGCGGGCGTCCAAATTGTGACGCGTCCCACTGTGCCAACGTCATGGCTTTTTGTGAAGATGCGCGCATACATATATCCGTTGTTCTGCTATCGCGCGGGTTGCTGTTGATATAAACGGCATCGCCACCCAATGCCCTGGTTGCTATTACCTCATGCGTTTTATTGACCACGCGGGCCATCTCAACGCGGGCAATGGTGTTGGCCCGTTGGCGTACTGAGCGGGTAAACGTGCGCCCGCTTTCCGTCCTAATCGTAATCGGTTTTAATCGCCCGCCCTTTATCAGTCGCCCCGCCAAACTATCGGGGCCACCTTGTACGGGTATGCCGTCAATGATGGCATCCAGCATTTCACGCCTGAAATAGTCGCTAACATCGTCGCCCACCACGTTCATAATCTTGTATGTGTTCTGAAATCCAACCTCAATGACGGCCTTTTCTGCGACGGTCACATTGCGAAACGCTGCCGATACCAGATCCCCGCTTAAAAAGTCAACGTCAAGATTGACCCGCGCAAGATCCCGCCCCGCAGCGAATGCCTCGGGAACGGCCCGGTTGGCCCATGCCTTGCCTGGTTGCACAATCGCGGCTTGGATCTCAACGTTTAACGCGTCAACGATGCGCTGCGCCTCTGCGACGTTCTCGGGGATCTGTGCAATGTTCCCGTTGGGCGTCAATGCCAAACGTTGGAATTGGGTTTCGATGCCGCAAGGGTCGTTTCAGCCTTTGCAAATATGCGCTCCAATCGTTTGGCGGCATCATCAATTGTGCCGTCCTCGATTTCGTCGCGCATTTCGTGCATCCGGCGTATCATTGTTTGTACTGAGGGCATCGATCAAGCCCCGATCCGATCAATCGCCGCAGCAATCGCGGCGTCATCCTCTGGCGTTGTTGCCCCCGTCCCTGTCAATGCCCCGCCCGCGTCGTTGCTTATGCCCTCTTTTTCGCCCTCTGCATCGATGTCGGGCCGCGTCATGTCGCCGCGTTCCAAATTGTAGTAATATGTATCGTATGAAATCCCGCCAGATTGCAAGGCTGCCGTCAAGGCTGCCAATTCATCGGGCTGTAATACCGAATTGATAACATCGCGGTTTATTTCAAGGGTCACGTCATCTGGCCCACCCCCGCCCCACCAAACCATCCAACCGAGTAAATCCTCAAGCCCGGCCTCGATGGCGTTTATGATCCCTTGAATCGTCGCGGCCTCGCCCGCTTGCCGCAGCCGCACCGTGTCGGCAGCCTCAACGCCTCGGGGTTGGCTTTCCAGCATTCGCGCACCCAATACCGCCATGCGCTTTTCTTTCTGCTCAACTGCCGTTTCCAATGCGCCCAACCCTTGCCCGGTAAACTCCAAAATGCCCGCCTTTGCTTGCGGGTCATCGCTTACCCATGCAATGTTTGCACCGATCCGCAACTCTGTATTCGCGGGAAATCCTGCAACCCAGGGCGTTGGCAGCGCGGTATAGTGCCGCCCATGCTCAAGATCCGCGCTTGATCGGTAATGTGACAGGTTGACATGTGCCAAATCCAAAAGGGGCGGTTTCTGCACGTCGGGCGTCAATGTGGTTACGTTTATAAACTTAAACGGTATGCGAACCAATGCAGCCCCCAGGCGGCGCGGGATCACTTCGGAATACAACGTCCATTTATCGTCATTGTCTACCGCCTGTTTGTTTTCCCGATACAACCGAACCACCACCATGTCGTTTTCGATTTCCATAACGCGGTATTGCTCTACTTCCTCTGCTTGGTATTGGTCGCCCCCGGTTGCCTCGACGGTTTCGCGGATCACCACCATATCAAGAATGTATCGCCCAAAATTGAATGACCAACGTTGACGCCAGTTTATAACGTTCTCAGCCGTAACCATGACGGCGTATGGCCTCAATGGCAGATCGGCGGCCCCCTCTGTTGGCATGTCGGCGTAAACGCCCACGCGCCCAACGGTCAATATTTCATCAAAACACATCCGGGCGAACACATTAAACGGCAACCCCTCAAGGGTCACGTCGTCGGTGTAATCTGCGTATTGTTCGGGCATGTCAACGGTTGGATGGCGACGAAACACCGCCCCGGCGATGCCCTGCACAGAACGGGCGAACGCACCGAAGAAATCGGCGCGGCGTTTGTATGCCTCGTACTCGTCGCCGTCCTGGCCTGACAACTTGGGAAGGTATTTTGTCCCTTCCTCTTTAATTTTGTCCGTACCTGCCGAAACGTCGCGGCACATTGTCCATTGTTTTATACGGGCACTGTATTGGGCATTTCTGGTGTCAACGGGCATATCGTTTCCCTTGCTTTCATTGCCCCGCAATTTTAGAGTATATGGAAATGAGAGCGGGTACGACGTTGACAATGGCGAATAATGCGCCAATGCTCAAACCTATGCCCCGCATGGTGTTTAATTGTGTTTTTACCTCGTTTTTAAATTCCGTAAATTCAATATTCGTTTTTGCTTGCTCGTTTATCCTGTATTCCAAATGTTGTAATTGCATCGGCAGTTTCAATACCACCGCCTGTATGTCGTCAAGTTTCTGTTCAAATCGTAATAATTCGGCTGACACATCAAACCCCCGTCAATTTTCGTTGCGATGCGTTGCGCTTGCTCAATATCAACTCATGGAACGTATAAACCATTGCATCCAATCGGTTGGGGGATTCGTCGCCCGTGTCGGGAATCCAACTGATTAACTCACCCTCTAATGCCGCGAAATCGTCCGTGTGCGTTATTCGCCCCTGTTCATATAACGCGGCGATAGGTTCGGCCCTGGCTTGCTTGCTGCGCTTTGCGTGTACCAACTTAACCGGGGCGTTCCTGTCCAATGTGCGTATCGTGTGGGCCACCATTTCGCCGCCCTGGTTGGATTCGGCAACTATGCAATCGGCGTTTAGGTCATGATACAATGCCAATGCAGCCCGCGCCCAACCGTCGGGGGTGTATCGGCCCGTTGAATCTGCCAATACGTGACCGTGTTCTTTGAAATCGACACCCGACGCAATAATTCCCGTTTCGTCACTGTCGGCATTCGATGTTGTCGCCGGGTCCACACCAATGACGATGCGGCGCAAATCCATGTTGCCCGCTTCTGTCTTTGGCGGTTGCTGCTTGCTGATCCACGCCCGCAACCATAACGCGCCCTCGATCTCGTCCAAAAGTTCGGCGTGTATTTCTTGGCGGCCTAATGTTGTCCCCTCATACCGCGCAAGTATGGCGTCTTTAAACGTTGGGGCCAGGTTGTGCAAATTCTCGTATGTGCTGCCTGTTGTCTTTACTGTGTTTTTGCGTGTCAATAACTCACGCAACAACTTAATTGGCTTGGGTGTTGTGGTTATGCAGATTCGCGGATCTTGGCCCAGGCGGCAACCGAATTGTAACATGTCCCACATCATTTGCAGATACATCCACGCGGCGAACTCGTCACACCATGCGTCGGTATGCTGTGGGCCGCGCAACTCGTCGGGTTTATAGCTTGAATAGGTCGTTGCAATGCAGCCGTTGGGCCATGTCAATCGTCGTTTTGAAGGTTCGTATAGTGGGCGAAACCAGGGCGGGCTTTTTGCCATGATCCCACTCTCACCCTCAATAATCACGTTACGAACATCGGCGGGCGTTCGAGCCACTAACGCAATGCGCCCATCTGGGCCGCGCTTCTGTGCCGTTTCAATTGTCCACTCGGCCCCCGTGCGCGTCTTGCCGAAACCTCGGCCCGCCAAAATAATCCAAGCCGCCCAATCACCTGCGGGCGTTGCCTGGTTGGGGCGTTGCCAAAATTCCCAATTGTAAAGAAACGCTAAAGCCTGTTTGTCGGTTAAACCGTCAAGAAATGCCCGGCGTTTCTTTAAATCGAGGGCCTTAAACTTCTGCGCTGCCGAGTAATTCATTAAGTTGGGTTTTTGCGTCGTCAATCTCAATTTTCCCCATGTGTTCCACTTGGGCGCGGTCTTTGTATAGTTCGGATCTGTGCGCTTTTAGCATAAAAATCAACAACAAATCGCTTGGGCGTTCTCTTTGAATTGATCGCTTCCATGCAGATTCTTCCAAATTGTCAACCGCGTTTTGGTATGCGTTCTCCCATTCTTCTGCAAATTTGGCATCATCCTTGCGCCACTGATAAGCCAGGGTGCGCCCAATGGCCGCCGCTTTGATTGCCCGGCTGACGTTTGGAACGCCAGTGCTTAACGATTTTAAAAACTTTTCTTTTTTTGTAGGTGTGCGTTTTGTCCTGTTCGCCATTGTCTATTGCCCCGCAATAAGTAAGCCCGGAAATGTGGTTGTATTATCCACACATTGGGGCTTGGGGTCAACTTGGGGGTGGTTTCTACTCTCTCGCCCCCTCCTTCTGTGCGTCGAGTATGGCGTCATGAGAGGCGGACAACTCTTGATACGCTGCCTCAATGCCAGTTAGCCGTGCGCCTAAATCCGCAATATCTGTATGCGTTCTGACCTCAAGTGCCTCGATGCGCCCAAACGCCTCCACTAATCGGTTGGCAAAGTTGGGGGCTTTCTTCAGCACCATATTGTTGTCGTCACTTGCCTTTTGCTCCAATGCAATTACCCTTCGTTCCAGTTCCTCGCTCATGTCCTCGTTTCCTCTCGTTTGGGTTTATCCTTTGGGTTGTCCACGATGCAGCCATTTAGGCAATAGGGTTGACCCTCTGGGCCATCGCTTTTCAATTGGCTGCCACATTGCGGGCATTTGGGTTGCTCGGTTTTCATTTTGCCGCCATCCGTCTTGCTTTCTCATTTATCGCCCGCAAACAATACCCGTCGTCCTGCATGTCCTTTACCTTTTCGTCACTGAACCCATGATTGATGATTTCGCCCGAAAAGCCGCATAACCCTTTATCAGTTTTCACGTTAAAATTGAAGTGATCGCAATTTATGCACGTTATCGTAACCATTCTTCCCCTTCCCGCTTCAAATACTGCAATTTCCGTTTTGAATCTTTCAAAATTTGGCGTACGCGTTCCTTGCTCAATTTGTGCGTTGCGCCTATCTCCTGCATCGTTTCACATACACAATTGCCGATGCCATAATACCGCCGCACAATATCGGCGGCGCGGTCATCGAGACGGGACAAGCAAAACTCTACAAACTCAACGCGCCGGGCGTCAATAACGCCCTGCAATTGATCGGGGGCATCATCCTCAAGGGTGGTTTCTTTTGCCGTTGGGTATGTTTCCGAAATCGGATCTGACAACGACAACCCAGGCAAAAAAGCCCGCTGCGCCAACACAAACGCGCTGTCTGACATATCAAGGCCCGCCCGGTCATAATTGCGCCTGATAAGCCGCTGCGCGTCACGGATCACGTTGTTGGGGTATCTGACGATCCCCTGGGCCTCTATCTCCCGCATCATGTATTGAATTATCCACCATGCCGCGTATGTGGAAAATCTATTGCCCATCGATGGGTCAAACTCCTCAGCCGCCCGAATAAGGCCCACATTCCCCGCGCTGATTAGTTCTGGCAGCGCAACCCCCCGGCCAGTGTAACCGTTGCCAATTTTCCAAACAAGCCGCAAGTTGGATTTTATGAGTGTTTGCACATCGGCGGTTTGCTCTGCTTCTGGTGTTATTCTGTCATATCTCGTGATTCCGGCCTGGTATGCCTCTAACGTGTCCACTGCATTTCCTCGTTTTAGAAATTGCCCGCCAGGGCGTTTCGGCGCGCGTCCCTCTTCCCCAAGTGAACCACGCGCCTACTTCCCCCGCCCCGACGGGCAAATAATTGAGTTAAACTAACAACCTGCCAATATATTCGGCGCATTGTGGCACGACTGCGTTTCCGAGGGCTTTTAGTCTGTCCACCCTAAAGGGAACCCCATGAGCCACTCGACCCACGTCGGGTTCAACTTGCCACTGATCAAATTCGTTTCTCTTTGCCCTACTGCTGTCTCCAAGTTCAGGAAACGGTTGTTCTTGTGGCTTGATTCGGGCGTTATCTTCGCTGCCATTGCGCTGTTTGCTCTTGGTGTCGGCCACAATAAAGACCCGTTTCCTGAGATGGGGTGCGCCAACATCTTTTGCCGATAACATATACCATCGCGCATCATACCCGCTTGCGGCCAAGTCTCCGAGTACGCGGCCCATCCCGTTACTACGCAAGCCTGGGACGTTTTCCACGACGACATATCTTGGTCGTAACTCGCAAATGATTCTGTTGTATTCTGCCCACAATCCTGATCGTGTGCCGTCTTTAATCCCGGCACGGTTTCCTGCAACGCTGACATCTTGGCATGGGAACCCGCCGCAAATAATGTCAACTGTGGATAAATTATGTTTTCCGACATCGTGTATATCTCCATATCGTTTTACGTTAGGCCAATGTTTCGCTAATTTACTACGGCACCATTCGTCTTTCTCCACTTGCCACAGACAGGTATGCCCTGCTCGCTCAAAGCCCAAGTCAAACCCACCGATACCCGCAAACAATGAGCCAAACGTCATACTAATAAACCCCGGCCTATTTTCGCTTGCTCGTTTCGTGCCAACATGTCGCGGTATGCTTTGGGCAATCCCGCGTTTTCCTCTGCGACGGGCTGCCAAACTATCGCCCGCTTGCCTGATGCCTCGTTTAAACGTCGGGCCTCGCCATCTTCAATCAACCCCATCTTGCGTAACTCGCTGAACCTGGGCTGCACCGTTGCCACTGGCAATTGCAGCCGGGCGGCGCATTCATGCACTGTAATGGGTTTGGCCTTTATGGCCTCCAATACGTCGGCGCGGATCGTTTGCAGCCGTCGCTTCATGTCTTGGGCGGCTTGCTTGCTCGTATCGTCCATCGTTGCAGCGGGTTCCTGTGGGTAATTGGCGTTGGGGTCATCAAATAGGATGCTCGATTGTCTCATAATTTCGGCCCTTCCCTTCTTCTCGTTTGGGTTGTTATTTCCAATGCTGCGGTTTGGGTATCGCATTCCAAAGGATCGACGCCAAAACCACCGTTGTTATCTTCCCTGCCAGTGTGGGAACGTGCCACCATACGAACGCCCCCGCGCTATATAATTGCACCCACTTGATTATATGCCAGAAATCCACTGTAAACCGCCAACGGCCCCGTTGAATGCGGAAACCCGAGTTGGGCCACTTATACGCCGGGCTGTTGAACTTATCGCGCATGGCGTCGCTTGTTGCCAGTATCAGGCAGATCCAAAAGGCGGGGCTTGTTAGAAAGTCCATGATGCGTCTACCCTTGCTCGTTGGGGTTGGTGTGGGCATATTTGCGATGTAGTCGGGCGTTATCGGCATACGCTGCCAATATTTGGGCCTCTGCTTCTAACTCGTCAATGCGGTTGTCAAAAATGTCACCTATCGCATCCTGCAAAAAACCCTCAATCGTTTTATTGTCTGTCTTTGCGAAAATCTCGATGCGGCGTTTTTGCCACAACGGTAATCGGAAATTTAATTGTGTGAGTGCCATTAAATCTTCGCCTCTCATGGTATATTATCCTTCTGTCCTGGGTTTGGGTGTTTGGTTTATATACCGGGAATTACGCGAACACGGCCCGTCTTATCTGCTCATGGTGCGCCTTCTCTGGATTGGTGTTGACAATAGGCGTTTCCCCTCTCGCTTGGCGATGTTTACATTTGGGACATTCAAAATGGGCGACGCCCACCCATCGGGTGGCGCAATTGGCCGCCGTTTTATAGTTTTTCAAATTTGTTTTATTCAGCAGCCCGGCGGTTTTGCATTCGGGGCATTTGTTGGAAATCGGTTTGGGTGTTTTATTGTTTTTCAGGATGCCCAGGATATAGGGCCAAGAATTGCGGGCGGCTTGGATGTCGTCAATGGCTTCCTCGACAATCTGCACGACGCGGGCCGGGCCAATCTCAGCAACCAACAAAGACAGTTGGTGCAAATGGCGCGTTTGGGGGATTCCCGTTGTGCCGATGCGCCCGTTGATGGCTGAAACCGTTTCGTATGCCTCTGTTGATATTTGTGCGGGTTTGTGACCGGGAACGGGGATGGGGTGTTGTGGGTTTGGTTCTGGCGTTGCGAGGGTTTGGTTTTGGGTT